AGGTATGATTATGTCTGACATATTTGCTTTACAAAAAATATACGCAAGACAAATGATACCTGATATTTTACTTACAAGAAAATACGGTGATCCTAATGGTTTAGGATTTAAATTTATTGAAGACGGTGAAATGTCTGGATTCTTTCCTGGACTTATGACTGTTGCTAATGAGTTTAATATGAAAATAGCAATGGGTGCAGGTAAAAATGTTTATTATCGAGGAACTGGTGGTGGTTTATTTAAAAAAAAATTTGGATCTGTAGGTGGCAATACTGGTTTAGATGCTGCATTTGGTAGTGGAATATATTTAACTAAAGATCCTAAAGTAGCTAAATCATATGGTAAAAATGTTAAAACACATTCTGTTAATATTAATAAACCTTATAAAATAACTACTGATAATGAAATAGTAGAATTGTTTAGAAAAGCAGGAGTTAAAGATCCTGAATTAGCATTACAAGAAACATGGCTAAAACACTTTGAAGCATTAGATAAAAAGATAGGTGTAAAAGAAGCTATGAAAAATCCAAGACATTATAGAAATATTAGCCCTATGGATTTTCAAAAAAAATATCAAACACCTGCTTTTATTAAAGCAAGAAAATGGTTAGAAGCAAATGGTCATGATGCTTTAATTGTTGAAATAAAACAAACAGGAACTTCTTCAATTAAAAGAAGATTTACAGACGATCAAACAATAGTATTTGATTCTAAAAATGTAAAACAAATAAATGTCGATACAAGATCAAAAGCTGATATTATTAAAGAACGAGATCAAATATTAGGTGATCTTGAAGCGTCTATAGAACTTATTAAAGGAACATATGGATTACCTGCTAATCCTCATGCATGGACTTCGATAGCAATGAGAACCATGAAACACTACAACGCATTAACTATGCTTACAGGTTTTATGGCAGCAATACCAGATGTAGCTCGTATTACTATGACTTCAGGAATTAAAAGAGGATTTAGAACTCAATTCGAATTATTAGGTGATTTTCTTGGAGATGGTAAATTATTTAAAATGGGTAAAAAAGAAGCTCAATCTTTTGGTGAAGCAGTTGATATGGTTACAGGTCAAAGAGCTATGCTATTTGCTGATGTAGGAGATATGTTTGGACTTGCAAATAAATTTGAAGGTGGAATGGGTAAACTATCTGCTATTAACTTTATGTATATTAACCTTATGTCTAGATGGACAGAAATGGCTAAATCAATGGCTTCAGTTACTATTGGTTCTAGAATAATTGAAGACTCAATTCTTTGGGGTAAAGGAACATTAGGTGATAAATGGAAAACTGCATTAGCATCATCAGGTATTGATAAAGAAATGGCTAGAAGAATAGCTGTTCAATTTGAAAAATATGGAACTAAAACTAAACATAATTTTATGGCTAATACTTCTCAATGGGATGATGTTGCAGCAGTAGATGCATTTGGTGCAGCGTTAAATAAAGATATTAATATAACAATTGTAACTCCAGGTTTAGGAGATACACCTAAATGGATGAGTACTGAATTAGGTTCAACATTAGCTCAATTTAAAAAATTTGCTATGTCATCAACTCAAAGAATGTTGATGAGAGGTATGCAAGAAAGAGATTTAGATTTTTTATTTGGAGCTATGATGTTAATGGGATCAGGTATGCTTATTGATGGTATTTATCACAAAACTAGATTTAATAGAGATTATGGAAAATTATCTCTTACTCAAAAACTTATGAACGCTTTTGATAGATCAGGATTAGCTGGAATATATACTGATGTTAACAAAGCTATAGAAACATTAACTGATAATAGATTTGGACTATCACCATTATTAGGAGAGAAAAGACCATACGGATCTTCTATGAGATGGAAAATGGGAACTGCCTTCGGAGCTTCTGGAGGACAAATATATAATATCTTTGACATCATGTATGATGTTACAGGTGGCAAATACAATCACCACACAGCAAAGAATGTGCGTAGATTGATACCATTTCAGAATGTATGGTATCTGGATTGGTTGTTTGACGACATACAAAAAGGACTACATTAATGGCTATTACTATTTCTGACACAGAACCTCGTGTCCAATATACTGCAACATCAGGACAGACTAGTTTTTCTGTTCCTTTTGAATTTTTTACAGTAAACGATATTAAAGTTTACAATGGTTCTTCATTATTATCATACAATGCTTCACCATCATCAGCTTCACAATATTCGGTTTCAGGAGCAGGAGTTTCTGGTGGAGGATCAATTACATTAGGGGGTGGGGCTACTCTTAATGATGTAATTACTATTTATAGAGATTTAGCAATAGCTAGATCTACTGACTTTCCAACTTCAGGTGCTTTTCAAATATCTTCATTAAATGATGAATTAGATAAAATTATAGCTATGTGTCAACAGCTTGAAAGAGATTTAAAATTCTCTCCAAGAGCTGCAGCAACAACAGCAAATACATTTAATATTACTTTTCCTAACCTTGCAGCAAACAAAGTATTATCAGTAAATAGTTCTGGTAATGGATTAGAGTTTGCTCAAGATATAACTGACATTACAACAATTGCAGGTATAGCATCTCATGTAACTACTGTTTCCGGAATTGCATCAAATGTAACTTCGGTAGCAGGTAATGCAACAAATATTAATACAGTAGCTACAAATATTGGATCAGTAAATACGGTAGCAGCAGATATTACAAAAGTAGTAGCAGTCGCAAATGATTTAGCTGAAACAGTTTCTGAAATTGAAACAGTAGCAGATGACTTAAATGAAACTACTTCTGAAATAGATACAGTAGCTGGATCTGTAGTTAATGTAGATGCAGTAGGAACTAATATTGCTTCAGTAAATACATTAGCAGGATTAAATACAGAAATTACAAATTTAAATGCTAAAGCAACTGAAATAGGTAGATTAGGTACAACACAAGCTGTTGCTGACTTGGCTACATTAGGTACAACTAGCATGGTGTCTAATATAAACACACTTGCAGGTATTACAAATTTAGATAATTTAGCTGATGCACATGCAGCAGTTACTTCTGTTAATAATAATTTAGCAGCAGTACAAAACTTTGCAGATGTTTATAGAATATCAAGTTCAGCACCAACTTCAAGTTTAAATGTTGGTGACCTATATTTCGACACTACTGCTAACGAATTAAAAGTTTATAAATCTTCTGGATGGGCAGCTGCAGGTTCTACAGTTAATGGAACATCTCAAAGATATACTTATAACATTACAGGTACACCAACTACAGTTACTGGAGCAGATGCAAATGGAAACACTCTTGCTTATGATGCAGGATATGCAGATGTATATTTAAACGGAGTAAGATTATCAGGAGCAGATATTACAATTACTTCAGGTACTTCAGTAGTATTTGCTAGTGCTTTAGCAGCAGGTGATGTTGTTGATATTGTAGCTTATGGAACATTTAATGTTGCGTCAGTTAATGCAGCTAACATAGATGCAGGAACATTAAACATTGCAAGAATTGGAGATGATTCAATTACAAATGCTAAAATGGCAGATGATGCAATTGATTCAGCTCAAATAGCAGATGGTGCAGTTGATAATGTTCATCTTGCTAATAATGCAATTACAATTAACGGATCAGCAGTACAATTAGGTGGTTCAGTTACAGTAGGTGAAACTAAACCTACTATATCAAGTTTAACTCCTAGTGTTATTACTAACGATCCTTCTAATGTAGTTATTGCAGGAGCAAATTTTGTAGCAATACCTAGAGTACACGCAATTAATACTTCAACAGGAATATGGTATGAAGCAAGTACAGTTACTTATACTTCTGCTTCATCAATAACAGCAAACTTTACATTAACTGTTGATTCAGCAAATTACAGAATTAGAGTTGAAAACCCAGATGGTAATGCAGTTATATCTGGTGCTAGTGCATTAAATGTAAGTGATGCACCTGCTTGGACAACAGGAGCAGGATCTCTTGGAACAATAGCTGGTAATTTTTCAGGAACAGTTGCAACAGTAGCAGCAACAGGAGATACAATTGCTTATACAGAAGTATCTTCTCCTTTAGTTTTAACAAACGCATCTTCAGCTAACTGTGCGTTGAACAGCTCATCAGGAGCAATTACAACTTCAGACTTTGGTGGTTCAAGTACAGCAGCAACTTTATATACTTTTACTATCAGAGCAACAGACGCACAAGGACAAACAAGTGATAGAGTATTTACATTACAATCATCATTTGGTGCAACAGGAGGAGCACAATTTAACTAATGGCATCAACATATTTAACAAAAACTTTTAGTGGTTCAGGTAATAGAAAAACATTTACTATTTCTGTATGGATTAAAAGAAGTAAATTAGGTGGAAATCAACACCCTATTATAGGAGTAGGTGGTAGTGGAAGCTATGCTAGTAATTTATACTTCCAATCAGGTGATCAATTAGATTTTTGGAATTATTCTAATGGTTCTTATGCTGGAAGAAAAACTACTAATAGAAAATTTCGAGATACTACAGGATGGTATAATATTGTTGTAGCAGTAGATACAAGTTCTAATCAATCAACAGCAGACGATAGAATAAAAATATATGTAAATGGAGAAAGGATAACTTCATTTTCGACAAGCAGTAATCCAAGCCAAGATCAAACTTTTGAATATAGTTCAGCATCAGCACACGAAATAGGAAGAAATGGAGACAACGCTCATGTTTTCGATGGTTATATGTCGCATTTTCATTTTGTAGATGGTTCACAATTAGAGCCAACAGTATTCGGTTCCGTGGATAGTAGTACAGGACAATGGAAAATAAATACTTCGCCAAGTTTTACTCCAGGCACAAATGGTTTTACAATTTTAAAAGACGGAAATACAATTACAGACCAATCAACTAACAGTAATGATTTTACTTTAGCAGCTGGGACATTATCTCAATCAAAAGATAATCCAAGCCAAGTATTCGCAACTTTAAATCCAGAAGAATGTGGAATGAACTCTGGTGCTACACCGACTAATGGTAATTCAACTTTTGGAACTGCAGCAGCTCAATGGCATACTGAAGCATCAACTTTTGGAATTACAAGAGGAAAATATTATTGGGAAACTCAAATGAGAGATGCAGGTGGTGACAGAAGAATGAGATGGGGAATGGTTAATGAAAAAAATTTAAGCTATACTGGAAATAATAAAGTTTTATTTGGTTCAGATAAAAATGCTATTGGTTTTAAAACTAATGGAGAAAGTGCAACAGACCATGGATATGGAGTTGGTTCAAGTGAAACAACTTTATCTGGAGATATAAACTCAGATAATGGTGTTTATGGTTTTGCAATAGATTATGATAATCAAAAAATGTGGGGAAGTTATAATGGCTCATGGTTAAATTCAGGTGATCCTACTAATGGTACAAATGGAATTGATGTTAGTTCTTATTATAATATTGGTGATCCATTATTTCCATGTTGGACAACTCACAATTCATATATAGATTTTAATGCTGGAAATGGAACATTTGCTGGAACAGCATTAACTGGAACAACTTACAGCGATGTCGATGGCAATGGGGTATTTAAATATACTGTTCCAACAAATTTTAGATGTTTAAGTTCGAAAGGAATTAATCAATAAGGAGATATTATGGCTCATACTGGAATAAATAAATGTGATGATTACTTTAAATTAAGAGCTTATGATGGCTCAGGTTCTAATGTCACAATATCTGATTTAGGATTTAATCCTGACCTTACTTGGATCAAAAAAACTGATTCTTCTAGTGCAGGAGAAATTTACAGCACAGTTAGAGGTGTTACAAAATATATAATACCAAGTACAGATGACCAAGAAGATACTAATGTTAATGGTTTAACAGCATTTGGTACTGGTGGTTGGACAGTTGGTGGAAATGGATTAGGTGGAAGTGGTAATTATATTTCATATAATTGGAAAGCAGGAACAACATCTGGTTTATCTGGTGGTTCAATTACACCTGATGGTTATTCATTAAATACAACAGCAGGAATATCAATTATAAAGTACGAAGGTACAGGTTCAGCAGGAGCAACAATAGCACACGGCTTAGGAGTTACACCAAATCTTATAATTATAAAAAAATTAAGTGGGGCAGATAACTGGACTTGGAAATCAGATGGTGGAGTTAGTGGTTATACTGGTTTTACTAAATATATGTACCCAAACAATTCAGGTGTTGGAGTTGCAACAGATAGTTCAAATGAATTTCAACATTCTCCAAATTCAACAACATTTACTTTAGGAAATAATGGTGGTGTAAATGGAAGTGGTGCAAAATATGAAGCATGGTGTTTTGCTAATAAAACTGGATTTTCACGAGTAGCTGGGTATCGTGGCAACGGATCTAGTGATGGTGTATTTTTACATTTCGGCTTTAAGCCAAAATGGGTTGTAGTTCACAGACTAGATAGTGGTGATGCCTGGGCTATGGTAGATGATGTTAGAGATGCAATACCACATCCAAATAACTATAGATTATATTGGCATCAAAATAATGCACAAGATACAAGTATAGATGTATGTGACTTTCTTTGGAATGGGATAAAATTTAGAACTTCTGATGGCTCAATAAATGATACAGGTGGAGTTTATGTTATATGGGCAATTGGACAAACAACAGTAGGAACAAATAATGTTCCTGCTACAGCAAGGTAATTATGACAAAAGCACGAGATATAGCAGATATAGCAAGTAACCTTTCAGCAAATGCAGGAAAGGCAATTGTAGTTAACAATGCTGGTAATGAATTAGTTTTTGGTGATGCAGGTTCTTCTGACATTTATGGATTTGTAAAAACTAATGGAACAGGAACACAAAAAGAAGATTTAATTGTTCATTATACAGGTGGATCAGATGATTTAGATGTAGCATCTAATGATGGAACACAAACTGATTTATATGATGAGTCTTTTATAGCTAAAAGAAATCTATCATTTAGTGTTAATTCTGATGGCGAATTATTAGTCACAGTCTAAAAATGTGCGTAGTAATATTATTAATAATTAAATAGGAGTATACATATGGCAACTTTAAATCTCGGTAGAATTAAACCAGTCTTTCGTGGAGCTTACTCTGGATCAACAGCTTATGTTGTTGATGATATTGTAACTCACGGAAACGAATCTTTTATTTGTATTCAAGCTCATGGAGCTGGTACACAAGCAACATCTCAAACAGCTTATTGGACTAAGTTAGCTGCTAAAGGTACAGATGGTACTGATGTAGGAACAACAATAACAACTCAAGGTGATTTACTTTACAGAGATGGAAGTGGACTACAAAGACTAGCTAAACCTGCGTCTGATATGTATTTAAAAAATACTTCAGCAGGTGCAGTTCAATGGTCGGCTTTATCATCTGACTTTGTAAAAATTGCAGGTGGTAGTACAACTGCATCAAATTATATTGATATTACAGGTTGTTTTTCAACAGACTATAAATTGTATAAACTATTAATAAATTTTACTTTTGATGGTGGTAATTATTTGGAGGTAGGATTGTTAAAAGCCTCCGACAATAGTTTAGATGGTGGTGATTATTATGTAAGAGCAAATGGAGAATATTCAGATAGCTCTAGTGGAAATAGCAGATGGACTGGGGGTGCAAATCAAAATACTTATAACCAAAGCGATAATCAGGGTTTTAGAGTAGTTAACACTTGGCAAAATAATTATTCAAGTGAGCATAGTATGACAGAAATGACTTTGGATAATCCAATAGCAACAAGAAAGACAATGATACAACATACCACAATCTGGTCTCAAAGTAATTATGTGGGTCAATCTCATGGACAGGGTATGATTGATAACACAAATTCGCATAGTGGAATTAGACTTGGTGCTAGTGGTTCATCAAATTTTACAACAACTGGCTATTATGCTATTTATGGATTGAAAAATTAAGGAGACAATATGAAAAAAACTATACACAATGTTCTTACTGGTGAAATACAAACTATTGATATGACTTCAGAAGAAGAACAAAATGCTGTTGCAAGACAAGAAATAACAGAAAGCAACATTGAAGCAAATAAAGTTAAAGCAGAAGAACATACAGCTTTAAAAGCTAGTGCTAAAGCAAAATTAATTGCTGGTGAACCTCTAACTGAAGACGAAGCCGACACAATCGTGTTGTAATGGGGGATTGATGTGTACATGCTTAATATTATATTATGCTCTATAGTATTAAATACTTGCACTAATCCTTTACCAATAAATACATATCCTACTTATTACGAATGTGCTCATGCAGGTTATAAAGATGCATTAGCAAGAATAGAATCTTATCATCCTGAAGATGTTAATAAGACAGGTACTCTTATTAAATTTTATTGTCAAAAAATTGAGGAAGTAAATTCATGAGAAAGAAAAAGATTACTTCTGCCAGTGAGTTGACAAATGCAATGACAGCTGTAAGACTTTCTTCGCATGAAAAGATTTGTGCAGAAAGAATGAAGAACTTGATTAAGTCAATGGATGAATTAAAAAAAGATGTTAAAGAGATGAAAGCAGATATGAATAGATGGAAAGGTGCAGGTGGAATTATTATTTTACTTGGTGGACTAATTGGATCTGTTTTCTATTTTTTTATGAAATAGATTATGTTTAAAGGACACAGAATAGTAGTTATAGGAGATGCACATGACTCTCCACATATACCCCAAGACAGATTTAAATGGATTGGGAAATACATTAAAAAAATAGAACCTGACTATATTATTCAAATAGGTGATTGGGCTTCATTCGATAGCTTAAGTTATTTTCAAAAAAATTCTTCTCAAGCTGGTAAACTTAAAGATGCCTTTATGGTAGACATAGATTCTTTAAGATCCTCTATTGATTTGCTAGACAAATATATTGACAATGACAGAATACCTAGACATTGCACATTCGGTAACCACGAACAAAGAGTTTATAAGTTTGAAGAAGGAATCCCAGAAATACAGGGTATGATGAAAAAGGAGCTTCATGATACTTTTTTATTGCGTAACTGGAAAATTTCTCCTTACGGAGCATTTAAACATATAGGGGGGGTGGCCTTCACTCATTGCCCATTGAATATTATGGGAAAAGAATATGGTGGAAAGAACTGCGAGGTTCAAATAGCTAATGATGCAACTAATGATATAGTATTCGGTCATACTCACAAATACAGAGATTGGAAAGCTCCTAAAATAGGAGATAGAAATTATGTTCGAATAGTTAATGTAGGTTGTGCGTTGCCTTTTAATCATGTTGAGGAGTATGCTAAATTGAATTTAACTGGATGGAGTTGGGGAATAGTCGAACTCGGAATCTGGGAAAATCACATCCAAGAAAGTCAATTTATTTCTATGGATAGATTGGAGAAACAATATGCTTGATAAACTAAAAGAGAAATGGAGCAACTTTAAAGATTTCGTTGAACGAAAGTGGAACGAATTTAAAGAAAGTTTATATAGGAGTTATGATAAATGATTACTTCAGCTAACGAATGGGATGCAGAGAGATGGCCAAATTTTTCTCCTGATGAATTTAAATGTCAAGGTTCTGGTGAATTAAAAATATCACCTGTAGTATTAGACTTTTGCCAAGCATTTAGAAATATGCACGGTAAAGGAGTTTCTATTAACTCTGGTTATAGATGTCCTGATCATAATAATTCGGTATCTTCTACAGGAATGGATGGCCCACACACAACAGGTTTTGCAGTAGATATAGGTACTAATACACAAACACAATACAAGTTAATTAGATTTGCATTAAACTACAATCCTCAAGCAATGGGTATTGGGGTTGCAAAGACATTTACTCATATTGATTTTTTAACAACAGATAACGGTGATAAGTATGCTGTTAGACCAAATGTTTGGAAGTACTAATGTGGTTCTCAGCTCTTAAATTAGGATTAAACGCAGCAACACACATCTATAAAAAAAAGCAAGAAACTAAAATGTTGATGTCAGATGCTCAAGCTAAACATGCTCAAAAAATGGCTTCTGGAGAATTAGAATATTCTGGTAAGCTATTAGAAGCTCGTCAATCGGATTGGAAAGACGAGGCAGTTTTGATAATTCTCACTTTGCCAATTTTGGTGATCGCTTGGGGAGTTTTCAGTGACGATCCGGGAGCAGCAGAAAAGATTAAAATGTTCTTTGAACAATTCCAACAGCTCCCTTCATGGTTCACAAATTTGTGGATTCTCGTTGTAGCATCGATATACGGTATCAAAGGTACTCAGATATTTAAAGGCAAGAAATGAAGTTTGTAAAGTTAGGAGTATACTTTATTCTAACTTTATTATGGTCATCGTTATTAATATTAACAACATTTAATTTTGTATGAGAAAAAAACAACCATTAAATATATCTGAAGAAGCAGCAGTTCAAATGCCGATGAAAACGGTAGCTTCGCTAATTTGCATGGTAGCAATTGGCACTTGGGCATATTTCGGTATCAATGAAAAACTTAATCAACATTCAACTAAATTAGAATTGTTTGAAAAAGATTTACAACACAATACAGAATTTAGAATTAAATATCCTCGTGGAGAATTAGGTCAATCTTCTGGAGAAGCCGAACTTTTCATGCTTGTGGAACATATGGCAGGTTTGATTGAGTCTATGGATGAAGAACTTAAAGGAATGAGAAATAATAAAATTAATATTGATTTTTTAAAAGAACAAGTTTCAAAACTACAAATAGATGTAGAGAAATTAATTAGAAAAAATGGAGCACATGAATGATAGAAATGGTATTTGCTTTATTACTCCTACAAGACCACAAAATTATAGAACATCGTTACCACAATTCGTTATCAAGTTGTCTTAAAGCTAAGCGTTATGCTATGAAGGATAAAAATCCTGGTGATAGAGTAGTTTATAAATGTATTCAGTCTAAGGCAAATATAGAAGTTTATATGGGGGAGAAAAAAATTCTCTCGTTAATCCTTGAATAAGAAAACTTACAAATACTTGAAAGATCATGCTACAGATATTACATATGAAAATGAAGTTGATAAAAACTTCTTGGATGACTTAGCTAACAACACACCAAATGAAGAACAATTCAAAGAAAAAAAGCTGGGTAAAGTCAAAACAAATAATCGTAAGAGTAGGCGATTGTAAGTATTGTGAAAAAGAAATAATCAATACTGATAGTTTTGTCAGTTTTTATCAGTCTGGACATGCTCATTATCAGTGTATGAAGATAGAAGACGAAAAACAGCAAAAAGACCCAAAACACAATCAAGATTAGATTTTAAAGCTCCATATCTTAACGGAGAGTGCCCTTCAGGCATAAATACGGTATCAAGGTACCCCCAAATATAGATGCTTCTGTATTAGCTTAATTTAGCTTGTTACCGTCTTCTCGGTATTTTTCTGATTGAATAGTAGCTAAAGCTGATGAAAGTAGATCTATAAAAAAAGGTTTCTTATTATATTGGGAAGATAAGGTCATTGTTGCTGAAACTAATGCAACAAGTGTCGCATCTACATTTCCTCTTTTAAGTATGTCTACCGTTAGGTAGTCATTTAATTCTTCTAAAGATTCAACGCAATGCGATAGCTTTAATTTTCGTTTTTTAAATTCCTTTTTCAAATCTAATATACTCATATCATAAGATTATATTTGGCTCAAGAACTAGCAACGCACTTGTTTCCATCTTGAATTAAGCAGTATACCTAGGACTGCTAATTAATCTGCACCAAATAATCTGTTTTCTCAACCTTTTCTTATAGTTAACTGGTTTCCACGAAAACAATATTAATATTTCGCTTACTATAACCCATATGCAGTACCCTTAGTAAGTAAAGCTGCATTGTTGGAATATCCATATTAATACCAGCGAGGGGTAAAAACCTACTCTTTCTAAATAGGTACCAACCCCCTCGCTAGAAGGAGTATGTTGGATGAAACAAAAACACCCTTCATACATTTAAAGTCCTGTATGATTTCAGGACTATCTCGGCTTTGTTTATATGGTGTTAATTCACCAACCAGGAATTAATTTAATAGGTTTTCCTGGATCACACTTAAGTGCTTACTTCCTAACCAAGAATATTTAAAACTGATTATCGAAATCGCCACCAGTATCAGAAGCTGCAGGTGTTCCACCTTTAGATTCAGATTTACTGCCGACCATTCTAATAACACCAGAGTATCTAGGTACTATAACTTCAGTTACATACCTATTATTGCCATTTGCATCTTTGTAAGATCTAGTTTCAATCTCACCTTCAACATATAGCAATGTACCTGTTTTTGCATATTTGCCCATTGTATCTGCGATACGAGGATCAAATACTACAATCTTGTGCCAAGTAGTTTTTTCATTATCTTTAATCTTCTTATTAGTAGCTAAAGATAAATTACAGAAGTTATCACCATTTTTGGTTTTTTTAACTTCTGGATCAGCACCTAATCTTCCGATTAACATGACTTTATTTATCATTGTCAGACCTCTCTTTCTTCATTTTATTAACATTTACTATTTTGATATTACTATCAAGTTTACTTGCTCTACCTTTTGCTTTAACTTCATCAGGTAATTCATCTTCTGAATAGACGAATCCATGTAAACCTAATAACTTAAGAACACATCTGTCATAAGCTCTTTTCTCTGCCATTGCATATGGATAAGAATTTTTAGTATTTTTAGGTGAAGACTCACCATATGATACTACTTGTATTTTACGCTCATTACCTTTGTCTAATACAGCAGTACATTTTATAACTACAATACCATCAGCAGAATTAGTTTCTACTTCCTCGTATTTATATCTTATACCATTTTCAGCACCTGCTTGTTCAATGAATCTATGATACATTACCCAAGTTCCGTGGCAATCCCACAGAGCTTTGTACTGACCTTGCTCATCTTTTTGATCAAGGTTTAATTTTTTAAGTATAGCTAATGCTCTACTATCAATTGGTTTTCCCATTTTAGGTTCCTCTTTCTGTGTACAGGTTATTAACTTGTGCTTTAGACACTCTGTACACATATGCCTTAGCACCACTTGAGTTTTTTCTCTTATCAGTTCTCTCAATTTTACCGAGTTTAAATAACTCCGTTACTCTTGGTCTAACTGTAAAAGGACTCAAATTCAGTAATTCAGCAACCTCATCAGCTGTTGCTCCAAAGTTTCCTTTATTACAAATTACATCATAAACTTTTTTTCTTATAGTTTCAGCTCCTGCTTTTATTAATTCAGCAGCTTCCAACGATGTTCCATCTTCCTTACTTCCTGGGGATAATGGGTATAATGGTTTCTCCATCACTAAACTCCTTTGAGTTAAAATTTTCAAAACTTATATAATCAGGTGGAGCTTTCTTTTTCTCCACAAAATGCCAAAACAATATTTCAGCATTTTCTAACTGATCTTGAAACTCTTTATCTTCAGTTACTTCCATAACTTCATATTTCATGTTTCCAAAAAACATCGATACATAAACTTTAGGATATTTAGTAACCATCAAATAATGTTGCAATTGGGCTTTATATCTATCTGCAACTTTCTTTGGATTACTAAATGCATTTGTATGCTTACATTCTACAATTGCTTTATCATCATCTAATATTAAACCATCTACATGAGCATACATATAAGGATATTTTTCATGAAAAAATGGAGTTTGATAACCAGTAACTTTTAATCCAGTTTGTTTTTCAAACCACTTAATATTAAAATCTTCAGTATGTATTCCCATTTGCACAGGTAACACATCTGTTAAATCTGCAGGTTCGGTTTCACCTGTCTTCTCTTGCCATAACTCATACCAATTACCTTGGTATAATCTTGTGGCATCAGAGCCACCTATTCCTTGCTTTCTATCAAACTCTATCATTTATAAATTCCTTCCTTTTCATTATAATGATTATTCCAGTATTTTATATTTTTATCTGCTATTTGATTATTTCTATTTTTTTTATCAAATTTAATTATTCCTTTAATTGCATATGATGTACGCATTTCTTCGTGAGTAAAAAAAGGATTACCTTTTCTAAAATACATATTTAACATTAATTGTAATTGTAAATAAAACCATCTTTCAAGTTTTTTCATATTGTTCCTCCAATTTTCCAGTATTGTTTATCTTTAAGTTTTTTTATATCTTCCTGTAAACTTATTAACGATGGATCTAACTTTAAGACCAAGACTTTCGGCTTTTGTCTTTTTGAGTTTTTGCCACCTTTCTTTTTTTTCTTTTTCATGTTTCAACCTCAACTTTTCTATTTTATTTACATATTCCCATGGCAAAGTACCATGCAATATCTTATTAGCTGTCGCAACATATATGTCATCATCATATTCGATTTGCTTATAAAATTTAAGCAACCTCATACGAAACAACATTGTTCTGTTGTGTGGAGCTGAATAATCTATCTTATTCTTGCGTTTCAGATCCCTTATCATCTACAAATGTTCCTTCTCTAAATTTATCAACAAGTCCTTGTAACTCTTTTTCTTTAACTTTAAACTTATCCGTTATCGTTTTAGCTTTAACAAGATAATGGACAGCATCTAACAATTCTTCAATTGTTTCATCTATCCATTGGTCTAAAGGTCTTTCGTTAGAGTCCATAGTTTTACCAAACTTCTCCATGCCTTGCATGTGTCGTTTCATAACTATGTCAACTACCTTGTTGACAATAGGATCATTCGTGATTTCATGAGATTTAAAATCTGGATTTATTGTCATGTATTTGCACCTTTTGGAGTTAATGTTATTTGCATATCTAGAGCATCTGCCCAACAACAGAATAGCCAACCACTTGGCTTCCGGATTCCACATTCCCATTTAGAAACTAAACCTTTAGCTACCCCTAAAACTTCATCCATTTCTAATTGAGATATACCTTTAGCTTTCCTCGCATTAACAAATTGAGGAATAACTTGGTTATGGAATATTGGCCCCAATGCTTCTTGATTTGCCATAATTCAAACATACGCACAAAGAACAAAATGTCAACACCCAATGTGCGTTGCCATCCCTCTCGATCAGGCAACGCTATGGGACTAGATGTACGATCGATCACTAGCTATTATGGGCTTCTATGGATGACTCCAATGCCATAAATTCGTTAATATTCCAGTTATTTTCTTTGCATAAATGTACTAATTGTACAGCAAATATTCTATTAATACCTTTTTCCCACTTTTGAACTTGTTGAAAAGTCACATTACATTGTGCTCCAATATTTGATTGTGTGAGTTTCGATTTCTTTCTTAATTCTTTAAGATGCTGACCGATTTCATAAGTTAAATTATCTTCCTGACTAACAAAACTAGCTTCTTTAGTCCATTGATTTATTTTATTTTCTTGTTTCATTTAACACCTCTGTTTTTAAATAGTTATAGACTTTATGATTATTAGGAATTTTCCAAAATGAAGAACTCCCAATTCTTGTTTTTACATAATGAATAACACTTGTGTGATCTCTATTCATTATTCTAGAAATTTCTGGAAAAGATAAAGCAGTACATTCTCTCATTAAATTCGCTATCATAGATCTCGGTATCACTAAATACTGATCTCGACATTTACCTATTAATTCAACTTTAGAAACTTTAAAATAGTTAACAACAACATTGTAAATTGTTTCTACTATTTTTTGATTATTAATAACTGGCCCAGCTGGAATATCTGCTGGTCTATTAGGTATGATAACTTTTTTAATTTTTTGACGAAGTGCTGCACCTGATCTAAAACCATTTCTAAATGCAGTACGGTATATGACAAACTCCTTATTTGTAAGTCCTTCAAATTCAGGAGCATTCCGTGCCATAGAATAAACATGTTTAAAATCCATTAAACATTTCCTTTCCTTCTAGATGCTTCAAGCGTTCTCCATATTTCGATACGCAATACAGCAGTTTGTCGTTTATTTGTCAACTCTTTTAAATGCTCAAGTCCTTCTTTTTTTAATTTTAACATTTCTAAAAAATCAGCACTTGCATAATAAGAATGTTCAGCTTTAGAAACAGGTAAATCGCTATGTTCCATAACATATTTACCTTTGGTATGCTTTTCGGCATCTTTCATTGACTCTTGACTTGCTGTAATTTTAGCATGTGTTTCATCAGTACTTGCTAAATATTCAACAGCTTTTTCTACATCATCTAGTTTCATACGGTATCTCCATTGATTGTAATAATTCTTCGACATAACTTTTTACTTTTTTAGTAGATTTATCATGTCGTTTATTAAAAGCTCTGATAAAATGTATTATATCCATTTCACCAATTTCTATCCATTCGCCTTTGCTTTCGGATAGATATTTTTCTTTGAGCTGTTCATCCATATCACAAGGAATTGTATTTCCTAATGCTCTTGACAAATTAATTATTGTCTTGAGTTTGAGTGGCGTTCCCCTGTTCATCAAACATACTCCCTTCTGATTCACTACTTTCATATTCTTCAACTGATTGATCATATGGCATTTGCCATGCTCCTGTTTTTGGCCAGATTTTAACTATGCCAGAAACATGACCTTCAAAAGCAAATGATCCCCATTCATTTAAAAATCCAAACTCATAAAATCTACTTATTAACCAATCTTCAGTTACATCAAAATCTTTATAATCTGTATATTGATATTCAAAAATTTGACATGTAGATTTACCTTTAGTTTTAGTTGGTACTTTGTGTATCAATGGAATGTAATGAGTTCTCCATCCATCAGGTTTTAATTTGGAATAATTAACTTGTATTTCTTTATCTTTGTTATCAAAGTAAGTAATACTTCCATCAAAACCACCACAATCACCACCACCTGAAAATGGTACTTCAAGTTTATGTATTCCTTGTTCAACCATTTTTTCAAATACAGGTTTAAGTATATTTGAGTTTTTCTTTTCTACTTGTTCAGCAAATCTTTGCTGTTCTTTTTCGTAGTCCCACCATTTTTTATCATCAGTATCGGTATCAAATGTTGTTCCTACTAATGTTATATCATGTGCTCTCATAACTTATGTTGTCCTTTCACCATCCATGGAGTTAGTCTTATTTGTTTAATCCAATCATCAAAGCTCGGAATCCATCCTAAATCTTCGACAATATGTTTCTCTACTATTAGTCGTACAGGAACAGCTTTACCATCGCTATTCGTTATCGTATGACCAAATTCTTTTTCGGCAGCAAAACATCCTTCAGCATGATGTCTTAATGCTCTATGTGCAAAATGGGTAGAAAGTTTTTTACTTTCATCCATCCAATCATGGATCTTCTGATAATCATCAGTAATACCACCCCATTTTTTTACACTTGATTTACTATGATAATAACAATTTGCCATCTTTCTCCTTTGGTGCTGTTAAATTTGCAGGATGTTGTTGTCCTTCAAAATCTATATGCATTATATTACATTGATGTTTTTTACACCAAACTTGTAATCCAAGTTTTGTCCATCCTATATCATAACCACCCCATTCGGACATACTTACTCCTAATGGTTTTTGTTTTATACATTTACCACAATGTAAATATTGTAATATTGATAATTTATTTGTTAATTTTCTAGGCATATAAATTTTCCCAATATTTAGATTGCATCATTTCAGCTACTTGTTTCTCTCTTTTTCTCGAAACATTGTAAACTGCTCCTCTGGTGATTGGATGTGTTGCCCAGTCAGTTGCAGTTTGATAAACCGCAAAAACTGTATTGCCATATTTAGCAACATACTTACTCCATAAAGAGTCCAAATCACGCATAACAATGACACTGTTATTATCGATATCGAGATTTCTTTTATTTGTGTTAGCCAAGGTTTTTCTGAAACATTCCGTAACATCTGTTACCTCTACTTTCTTTTGCATCATTTTAAACATTTCATCGCCCATTTCTTTATGGCTTTCTAAACCATCACGAAATTCAGCGACACTATAGGTAATATCCTTTTTGGAACTATGTTTATTATAAACAGTAAATGTCCAATCAGGTCTTACCATTCCATTTAAACACCACATATAGATGGAAGAAAACATAATTTGTTGTCCCCATTGTCCATCAAGTGATGAGTAAATTCTTACTTGTGGAATAATACATTCGTTAGCTCTTTTATTAGAGTCTAAATATATTTGTTTATTCCAAAAGTTTATATTCCTTCGGTATTTTTTACCATCAGCATATACCCAATCTTCTGTTGTTATTTTCCATTTATAAATATCAGGTACGGCATCTAAAATTACTTCGTTAACCTTTTCTGCTAAATCAGAATACGGTCTAACTATGTAATCATCAGAGTGAATACCAAGTAATTTACCATTATCTTTTCTTACTAAAGCATATCTATTAACTGGTAACATTTGTGGTGTACCACCATGTTGTTTCCAATCATAATCTCTATATTTTAGTTGTACTTTACGAACATCAAAATACGCACTTTCGTCTATTGTGAGTAGCGTATTCGGTTTCATTTGTGTAGCTAATTGCATAAGACCTCTTTCTTTCTTTCTTTCATATCGAGTCAGTCCCCAACATTCGTTGGGGGCTAACCATAATTGTAATTCAATAGGATCACCGATCATACGCCTTCCTATTCAGGTGTAGTTGCGAACTACAATGGGTGTGTCATTACAATAGCACACTTCTGCCAAGCAGTCGGTATGAGTTAAAGACTCCGACAAGTCTATTGCTATGAAGCCGAGCAGCAATTGTTTACTGGTATACCTGGGCTTAACATTAGGGAGCTAATTCCTAATGGCAATTCTATCTTTTATAATCATACAGCTCTAATCTTATTTTATTCTTTTCAGCTGTACCTGTATTATAAATTCTTTCTATATTTACTATAAAATCATTTCTACTACCTTGATTTTTCAATTTAGCAGAATTGTGTTCTAATCTTCTTTTAAAGATTTCCCACTTAAATGTTTTATCTCTAAACACAGCTAACATAGCTGCAATAAAGTTTTTCTTTTTATAGTATTGGAAAAATTCACCTATCCATTTTAATCGTCTAGCTTGAGTTTTTCCCCATTCTAAATCGGTAATTTTAAATTCACCATTTTTAAATGCTCTAGTAATTCTACTATCAAAGAATCCTTTGCCATTAAGCATAGCAACAGACCATAGAATAGGCATGTCATATGTTTTAACAAACCATTCTAATAGTTTATATTCTTTGTTACCTAATTTAACATGGCTCATTAAATAATCAGTTAATGTCCATTTTTTAGTATTAGCATTTAATGCTCTTACATCATCTAATTCAAATTTATCTTTGATGATGTATGTTATAGGAAAACCACATAGTTTATATGCTTCTAATCTATGTTGTCCATCTTGTACCCTCATATTTTCATCTACTATGATAGGCATTTGCAGATCTTTTTCTTTAATAAGCTCTGCTAATTTTCTTACCCAAGGTTCATGTATAGATCTATTACCTTTTACATATTTAAATTGAGTAAGGTTACTAGTTTTATATATTTTATCGTTTGGCATTTTTACCTCTTTTTTTCTTTACTGGTTTATTTTCAGGATAAACAATTTTACAATCCGTAAAAGTGCTTAACCACTTCTTATGTTTAGTCCAAGTAAACTTTTCAGGTTTCTTGGGATCTTTATTTATTTTTACTTTCATATATACTCCTCAAAACCAATCTTTCATATTGGCAACTTTAAATTTATGAGTTCGTGATCTTTGCTTATCAGCAAACTCTTGTGCTTCTTTTTCAAAAATAAAACAATTGTTGCTAAACAAGCTCCAATTGTCTTCTTTCTTTTTTGACCAAATAACACAATACATTAATCTGCTTCCCAAGTTTTAACTAAAACTTCTTCTGGTAAAGAATTTTTTTTAGCTTGTTCGGCAGCATTATCCATTTTAAAGTTATACCGAGCTTCTTCGGCATCAAGTTTTTCGAACATTCTTTCTTCTTCAGAATGAATACCAAGATCTTTTAAACCTTGATCAAATTGTTCGGTATCAATCTTACATTCAGCATAATCTGTTTGTAATTTTTCGAGTTTATCTAAAAACTCTTGTTTAGTTTTTCCCATTATATCTCCTGTGGAGTCATTGCTTGGACTCTTATAAATGGTTTAACATATTGTATTCCATGTCTTTTATAGATAGCTTTTTTGCCATAAAGTTTTCTATATTTATCTACATCTTGAGCTTTAGCATTTGGTATAGATATAGTAGTCATTACTCGTTTATTTTCCGCAAATGCTTGAGCTTTATTTAATACTCTTTGATTAAATTGTTTCATAAAGTTATCACCATTATTATCATTACAAACAGGAACAAAACACAGCAGTAAAAATCTATACTACTCATAATGCTCCTGTTCCTTTCATTCCTAGGTATGAAAGTAAACCTATTACAACTATTCCTAAAATAAATAGACCTAAAACCATTGTTTAGCTCCATTTGGTTCTTTATCCTTTTTTCTTATTTCATAAGGAACTTCTACTTTTTCTGGCATATGTTTGCTAACAGCAATACATAGTCCAATAAAAGCTCGGATAGGAAACATAATTATTATCCATATCCATTTTGCTAATACATTCATTAGCCAGTTTTGGATTTTATTCCACATTGTATACCTCTTTCTATATTTATTATTATACACTTATTAATTGTAAGGTCAATGCCATTCGGCAGCACCTCAACCGTTTTTGCCCCCATCGTGTTTTTTAGAATAATTCTAAACACGATAAAAAAAGCCCCCATAGTAATAATTACTACGAGGGCTTAATTTTTTGATGTTATCCAGCTAATAGTTTATTAGCTTCAGCTAACATCATATCTTTTTCAGCTTTATCTACATAAACCTTATCAGTAACATTTCCTCTTTTAGATTTAGGTACATAATCTTTATCAAAGATTTTCTTATACTCATCCTCTAAAGTACTAACAATTATTTTACTTCTTCTACAATTCAAAGTTTGAGCTTTAACTTTAAATAACGCAGAAGATAATTTACCTTTAGAGATTTCAGTACCTACATCTTCTCGTGTGTACTTTTTCAATTCCTCTTTGGATTTATCCAACGAAGAATTACACATTTCATCGTGTCTAGCCATTGAACCATATACAGAATCAAAATTCCATTCTGCAATTCTAGCCCAATCTTGGCAGTCTATGAAAGGTGTAATTATTGATTGAACAAAAGTTCTTACACCTTCTTTCACAGCTTTCTCATTATCATCAAGGACTAACTCCATATTAAGCAATCTGCTTTCAGGATCGTCTTTGTATATGTTTTTTACATTATCCATATTATACTCCTTTGTTAATTGGATTTACTTTAATTTCACCATAGCCAGTTAATTCACTATCTATGATTGCAACCTCATCAGTATTATTTACCGATTCAGCTACATCTCTCTTAATAGCCAACTCCTCAACTCGCTTGATTTTATCGCTATCTTCACGAATCTTAAAATAAGCTATTAACTCTTTAGCTCTTTCAGATATCTTAATCATATCATCCTCCTAGTTATTTAATTAACCCATATCATTTAACACTCATGGGATTACTCGAGCAGTCATCATGAGGCAAAGCTGAATGACACATGGGACACAGGAGTCCCCATTAGGAAATTGTTCACAATTTGCCTTATGGGTTGCACCTTGTGTGCGACTCTCGTGTCCTCGTCTACGACCATGTTCATTCAGGCAAACTCATGATACAAGCGAGTACATTCCGTGTGTGTGGGGGCCCCATAGAGATACTGATAAATAATGGGAAATGCTTCCCTAAGGACGCATTTAGCAGCTCCTTTCAGCTGCGACCATTATTTAGAGGGATTAGAATCGTACAGCTGTTGAAATAATATCGACCAAAGGAGATATTATGATTACAGCTAGTAGATTATAAATCTTGTATGGGGAACCAGAGCATCGCCTGTGGCGATACCTTATTCAGATCTTAATGTAATTATACCAAGGGAGATCGTAAGAACCGTAGGTTCTTGCCCAATACTAGATATAGTGTTGTGCGTAGCAACATCTACTAAAGTGCTAATATAATGCTTGACAAGGAGAAATTCTACCACTACGAACAGTTAGGGGTAGAATAATAAAAGCGTTATATGAGCGAACTAACAGAGAAACAGAAGAAGCTAGTAGATACCATCGTAACAACTGGTTGTAGCATCAAGGATGCAGCTAAAACAGCTGGATATTCAAGTAAAGGAAGCGAAGAAGCAGGGAGAGTAAGTGCAAGTCGCACACTACGATTACCAAAGGTACAGAGTTATATGCAACGAAGTATAGCAAATACTCTAGGACTTGGTGCAGTGAGTGCGTCTAGGAAACTTATCGACCTGTCTTCAGGAGCGAGAAGTGAGTATGTCCAACTCGAAGCATCGAGAGATATACTAGACAGAGTAGGATTAAGAGCACCTGACAAGGTGGCTCATAATATTCAGGGCGATATTAAGATTAACATCGACCTAAGTTAAATGTGTCGGTACTACCGACTCTTTGTCCACACGCCTCATTCGAGGGGTGGGGGCAAAAACCCCATCGTCTAGATGACTAGTGGAGTTGAACAAGCAACAGAGCTTAAAATAAGCATGTTGTGGAAATTAAATTATTCGTTATCATAGTAATATGGCTAAGAAAAAATTTAATATAGAAAAGGTTGCCCATGAAACTAGGGCAAAGTACAAAAAGACTAGTCAAGCTAGTAGAAGACCAAAATTTAGTTCAATGAACAAATCCCAAAAAAGAAGTTTTAAGGCATACAACAGGCAGGGCAAATGAAGGTGTTATGGGATTTATGGTATTATACCATTATTCTCATAATACTTATTTGCTGGACTTTATTCCTAATATCGGCATATTGCTCATATGCAATACAAGAGATATTTAGAAAAATTTATGATATGGCAACTTCACAATCGAAGGGAAATCCTGATAGGAGTTAGTTGTTTTATCATTGGTGCGTTGATATTTTAATCATTATTTTATAATCATCTCCTTTCCCACAACAAAGAGGTATTATGTATTATAAAGTTAATGTTTGGAAGAATGACGAATTAAAAAAAGAAATTTACTATAAGGCAGATAATGATATTATTGCAATGCAAAAAGCAAGTGCTGCTATCCCTGATGGCTGCAGAGCAACATATGAGGAAATCGATGAAAAAATATACATCCAAGAAACCGAAACCAAAATCAAAACCGAAACCGAAGCCCAAGCCGAAGTCTAGTGGCTACTAAAGAGGAAAAGGTTTGGATGGACAAGGTAGCCCAATTGGGTTGCTTTGTCTGTCAAAGACCTGCCACATTACATCATATAAGAAATAATGGAAAAGGTAATGTTGGAATGGGAAGGAGAAGCTCCCATTTTGAAGTAATACCTTTATGCCATGAACATCATCAAGGCAATACAGGGATTCATTTAGATAAGAAAAATTTTGAAAAGAAATATGGTACTGAAAAGGAAATACTTGATTTAGTTAAACAACAAGTTAAGGAAGAAGAATGTCGTTCATCAATACTTTAAGTTTAAAAGATAGAAGAAGATTAAGAAAGATTGTAAAAAAAACACATCTAAGTTATTATCCTACACACATGATAACAGATTATGAAGCTGACAAACTCATTGAAGCATTTGGTGAAGAAACAGTTTATAAAATGTTACAAGCGAATGTAGGTAAAAATGTCGATTAATTTTAATTACAAACCTGAAGGTGATACATTAAAAAAATTCATGAAGTCTGACGACTTCTTCAGAGGTTTAAGAGGGCCAGTTGGATCTGGCAAATCAGTATCTTGTTGTATAGAAATTTTTAGGAGAGCTTTACTACAGCAGAAAAACGCTGAAGGTAAGCGTAAATCTCGATGGGCAGTAATTAGAAATACTAACCCACAATTAAAAACTACAACAATTAAAACATGGCTAGATTGGTTTCCTGAAGAAACTTGGGGAAACTTTGCTTGGTCAGTACCATATACTCATAGGATCAATAAAGGTGATATAGAATTAGAAGTTATATTCCTAGCTCTTGATAGACCTGAAGATGTTAAGAAATTATTATCTTTAGAATTAACAGGCGTATGGGTAAACGAAGCTAGAGAAATACCTAAATCAATTATTGATGCTTGTACTATGAGGGTAGGAAGGTTCCCATCTATGAGAGATGGTGGTGCTACTTGGTATGGAGTTATAGCAGATACCAATGCACCAGAAGAAGATCATTGGTGGCCAATAATGGCAGGAGATGTTCCTGTACCAGATCACATATCTCGTGATGAAGCTCTCATGTTAATTAAACCTGACAACTGGAGTTTTCATACACAACCACCTGCAATGCATGAAAAAAAAGATAAAGATGGTTTTACTACAGCATATGACAATAATGATCTTGCAGAAAATAAAAAAAACCTAACCCCAAAATATTATCCTAATATTATTAGAGGTAAAACAAAAGGATGGATAGATGTTTATGTTTTAAATAAACTAGGTGCTATAGAAGAAGGTAAACCTGTATATCCAAATTATAAACAAGAACTTCATATGTCTAAAGAAGAACTTAAAGCAACTATTACTCAACCTATTGTAATAGGAATTGACTTTGGATTAACACCTGCAGCAGTCTTTGGTCAAAGAACAGCTTTAGGTAGATGGAATATATTAAACGAGCTTGTTTGTTTTGATATGGGTGTTATGAGATTTTCAGAATTACTCAGAGGTGAGATAGCTAAAAACTATAAAAACTTTGATATACAAATTTACGGAGATCCTGCTGGAGATTTTAGATCACAAACAGATGAAAGAACTCCTTTCTCAATTATGAGGAACTATGGATTAAAAGCATTACCTGCACCATCTAATGATGTTGCTTTAAGAATTGAATCTGTAGATACAGCTCTACAAAGACTCATAGATGGTAAAGCAGGATTTACGATTGATCCCAAATGTATTAATCTTAAAAAAGGATTTAATGGTGGTTATCATTATAGAAGACTACAAACATCTGGTGATCGATATGATGAGAAACCATTTAAGAATAGATACTCCCATGTTCACGATGCTCTCCAATATCTAATGATGGGTGCTGGAGAAGGTAGAACTTTATTAGCAGGTAGATCACAATCTAAACCTGTTATAGCTAAAAAGGAATGGGATGTATTTGCTGGACAGAAAACAAAGAAACGGAAAGTATGGGATCTATTCAAGAGGAATGGTTAATCTATTTCCATCCTAGAGGAACAGAAAGATATGCCAAATGGATTAAGTGGTGGAAACCTCCACATGGCTTTGCCCATTGTGGTGCTTTTAAATATATAGCTAAACATGACATATGGGAGCATGTTCATTTTACTCATGCAGGTATTAGAACAGAACTAATAACTCCTGATGACATGACTAAATTTTTAACCTTTCTAACTGATTATGAAATCTTAGTATGTCCTGTCAAAGACGACTATCAATTCTTTAGGATTAAAGAAATAAGCTGTGTATCACTTATTATGAGATTGATTGGCTTCTACAGGTGGTACATCATTACCCCATACCAACTATATTGTGCGTTGATAAAAGCTGGATATAAGTCATTTTGGTCTAAACCTAGGACAAATAATGATCGAGAAACCAAAGACAGCTCAGGAACTATTAGAAGAACTTGAAGATTTACATCAGCAAGAAGATCAAGTAATGGATCAGTTAAAAGAACTTATTGGTGGTACTGATGACTTTGATGACTTTACAGATGAAGGTATTGATTAATGGGACAAGACAATAATAAAGGTGCTGGAGATACTCAAGTTTCAGGAATGGAACATGAACTTACTAAACAAGGTAAAATAAACAAAGGTATTAAAACTTCTACATACGGAGAAACAAAAACTACAGCTGCAAAAGATGAAAGTGATTTTCATACAGCAGGTCAAAAAGATTCAATAAATACTCCTTTCACAGCAGTTAATGTTATAGGTAATTTAACATTAGGATGGACAAATGCTGGTTCTAAAAAAACAAGAGAATATTTTACAGGTAATGTTTTAACTTCAAAAGGTTATACTCATAAAGGAACACATTATGGTAAAGAATCTTTTAATCAATTATCAGCAGAAGAAAAAGAAGAAATTTATGGTGAGTATATGTCAGATAGAATGTCTGGTAAAACAGATGCATATGGTAATCCTATAGGTGGATGGAGAAAAGAAAATATTAAACATAGAAAAGCAGATGGTACTATGACTACTAGAGAAGTTTGGATGGGTGGAAATGATAATGATGGTGTCCAACCAAAATCTGAAACACAAATTTTACAAGAAAATGTTGACGCTTCTAAAAAAGATCAAGCAGCTGATCAACAGGCAGATTATTCTAAAAAGAAAAGACTTTCGGTAACAAGCTCAAGATCTCTATTTGCCAATGAAGGTGGTAGAGGATTTTTTAACTAAAGGAGAAAAACATGGATAAAGATTTTTTAAAATATCTAAGAACACAACAAAAGAAACATGGTGTTACTTGGGAAGATAAATCTTACCGTGACCAAAAGATCGAAATGGAACATAAAAAAGGAAACACAAGTTTTCCTGCTACTGATTCTGACATCGATTCTTTATGGGGTTCAGGAGCAGTTGAACACGGTTGGGATTATATGGCAAAAAAAAAGAAAAATAAATAATGGAATATTTAGATACAAGTGATGTACCTATCACAAATAGTCACGATGGTGCAGCAGCAATCCTTAAAAAATATAAGGAAGCTCAAAACATAAAAGATTATTGGAAAGACAAATTTGAAGAAGCATATGAATATTGTCTTCCTAATAGAGAATCTTTTTATGATGAAGCACCAGGTCAAAAAAGAACAGATAAAATTTTTGATGAAACTGCAGTAGTAGGAGTACAAGAATTTGCTTCTAGACTACAAGCAGGTATTGTTCCTACATTTGCAAGATGGGCAGATTTTCAAGCTGGTTCAGAAGTTCCTCCAACTCAAAAATCATTTATTAATTTAGAGCTAGATAGAATTACTGATTATGTATTTCAAGTATTACAAAATTCTAATTTTAATCAAGAAGTCCATGAATCATTTATGGATTTAGCAATTGGCACAGGTATTATTCTTGTAGAAGAAGGTGATGCTGTTAATCCAATTAAATTTTCTGCAGTACCATTAACAAGAGTTTGTTTAAATACAGGCCCAGATGGTTCTATTGATTCTATATACAGAACAAGATATTGCAAACCTCATGAAATAAATATTTTATATCCAAGAGCTATATTACCTGAAAACTTCGATCCTTTAAAAAATAAAAAGAAAGTTAAAATAATTGAAGCTGTATACAAAATACACGAAGATAATGTTGAAAAATATAAAATGTGTGTTGTTATGGAAAACCCAAAACATATTCTTTTAGAAGAAATGTATGAAGGTGAAGGTTCTTGCCCATATTTAGTATTTAGATGGAACAAAGCATCTGGTGAAGTTTATGGTAGAGGCCCAGTATTTAATGCAATGGGTGCTATTAAAACTTGTAATTTAACAATCGAATTAATATTACAAAATGCACAGATGTCAGTATCTGGAGTATATACTTATGAAGATGATGGCGTAATTAATCCTGATAACATTTCACTTGTTCCCGGATCTCTAATACCTGTAGCTCCAGGTTCTAAAGGTTTACTACCAATTCAATCAGCATCTAATTTTGATGTAGCTCAATTAGTATTAAATGATATGCGTCAAAATATTAAAAAAGCATTATACATGGAAGCATTAGGTAGACCTGAAGGAACACCTATGACAGCAACAGAAGTTTCTGAAAGAATGGCAGATCTATCAAGACAAATAGGTTCTTCTTTTGGTAGACTTCAATCTGAATTTATAGCTCCATTGTTAAAAAGAATTATTAGAATTTTATCCAAACAGGGTAGAATAGAAATCCCTAAAGTAAACGGTAGGGAAGTTAAAATAGCTCCTCGTTCACCTCTAGCACAAGCACAACATTTACAAGATGTTGCTGATGTAACTAGATTCAACGAAATAATTGCAGGAACATTTGGCCCACAAATGATTAATTTAATTGTGGATCAAAATGAAACTGCAAAATATTTAGCTGAAAAAATGAACTTACCAGAGAAGCTAATTAGAAACGAACAGGAGCAACAAGAGTTGGTTAATCGTTTACAACAACTAAGTGCTTCTGGACAAGCACCAGAGGAGGGTGAAGCTCCACCAGGAGCATGATATGTCTTGGAAAGATCTAAAGAAAGAAAAGCCCAAGGTTACAAATAGCATAGATGGTTATGTAAGATCCAATGAAGACGAAGCAAAATTAAATAAACATTTTGCAAATGTCTTTAAAGGTGATGAAGCAAAACAAGTTTTAGACTATTTGAAATCTATCACAATAGAAGCTGTTGCTGGGCCAAATATAGATGGCAACAGATTATTCCATTTAGAAGGGATGCGTTTTCTAGTTGGAATTATTAACACACGCATAAAAAAAGGAGAAAATGATGGCAGATGATAATGCTAGTGCAGCACCAATCGCCACTGAAACACCTTCAGAGGTAACTAAACCTGAATATGTTCAGGATAAGTTTTGGAATGCTGACACAAAAGAAGTTAATATAGAAAATTTAGCTTCTTCATATAACTCTTTGGAATCTAAACTAGGTTCAAGAACAGAGGACTTAACAAAGCAAATCAGGACTGATCTTGAAAATGAAAGACTTAGTAAAGTACCAGAAAGTTATAAACTTAATGTTCCTGAAATAGAAAATACTAAAATTACTATTTCAGAGGATATGCCTATAGTACAATGGTGGGGTAAAACTGCTAAAGAAGCAGGTTTATCTCAAGAACAATATGATGCTGGAGTAAATGCATTTATAGACAATGCTACAGCTAATCTTCCTAACCCAGAATTAGAAAAACAAAAACTAGGTGATTCTGGTAAAGAAAGAGTTGAAGCTGCAAACATGTGGTCTAAAAAACATTTAAGTGCAGATGCTTATAATGCAATTTCAGATTTTGCATCAACAGCAAATGGAGTTAAAGCCATTGAAGAAGTAATGAAACTTACCAAAGACAGCAGTATGCCTACATCTCAAACACAAATAGATGTTTCTGCTAATATAGATGATTTAAAATCTATGTTAAATGATCCGAGGTATTATGATAGTGCTAGGAGAGATCCTGCATATGTCAGACGAGTAACGGAGCTATATGAAAAGGCATACAAAGGGCAAAAGCAAAGTTAAGTTTAATTACAAAAAACTTAAAAAGCCAATTAAATGGCTTGACTGTGTATCGCAAACAGGTTGGTTATCAGCAGCACAAGTAGATGCTGCTGAACCAGCTAAATGTGTTACAGGAGAGTTCTGGGTATTCAAAGATACAGATGCATATATCACACTATTTGGCACCTATTCCTACGATGAAAAAGGTGAAATAGAATTTGGAGAAGTTATAACTATTCCCAAAAAATGGATATAATTGTGCGTTGTTAATACATATCAATATATAATATTCCTATTCCAAGACCTTTTAAATGTCTATGATTGCCCTTAACTGGACAACAATCCCCTGCATTGAAAAGATAATCGGTTAACTATAAATAAACGCTTAACAAAAGGACATGCATAATGGCAACTTCAATAACTAATGCCTTTATAACTCAGTTCGAAGCTGAAGTTCACATGGCTTACCAAAGAATGGGAAGCAAGTTGAAAAACTTAGTTAGAACAGTTAATGGTGTCAACGGAAACACTGTTAAGTTTCAGAAAGTAGCAAAAGGATCTGCTAATACTAAAGCAAGACATGCTGAAGTAGTAGCAATGGATCTAGCTCACAGCAATGTGTCTGCTACTCTAACTGATTACTATGCAGCTGACTATGTTGATAAACTTGACGAGTTAAAGGTAAACATAGACGAAAGACAAGTTGTAGCTCAATCTGCAGCGTACGCTCTTGGTAGAAAAACTGACCAAGTGCTTATCGATGTACTTGATAGTGCAACATCTATCGCTAATAATGTAAACAGTTCTGCTACTGGTATGTCTTTGATCAAAGCAAAGAACATGATGGAAGTATTTAACGGAAATGATGTTCCTGATGATGGTCAGAGATACTGGGTAGTTGGGCCGAAACAATGGTCAGATCTATTATCAATAGATCAGTTTTCTAGAGTTGAGTATGTAGGGCCAAGCGAACTTCCATTCCCTGGTGGTATTACTGCTAAGAGATGGTTAGGTTTCTTGTTCTTCGTACACTCTGGTTTATCAAAACCTTCTTCGGACAGAAAAACATTAGCTTTCCATAAATCATCAATTGGTTGTGGAATTGGATCTGATGTAAGAACTGAAGTTAACTACATCCCTGAAAAAGTATCTCACCTAATAACTTCAATGTTATCTTTAGGTGCAGTAGAAATTGATGGTGATGCTGCAAGAGTCCAACTTTGTGCAGAATAATAATTAAGGAGATAATATAACATGGCTTACGCAACTGATAATCCAATCAAAAAGGTAGCTCAGATGGGTGGCAACTCTCTTTGGTTTTATACTGACGGAGATGCGACTTCAGCTATCGTAGGTAGTGGTTACTTCAATTCAGCTTACGCAGAGCTTAAACAAGGTGATATGATCCTTGTTGCAGCTAGTGTAGGTGGCACTATGGAATCTGATTTACTTGTAGTAGATTCAGCTACAGGTGCGACTACTGTAACAACTGCTAAATTAGCATAACGCTAGTTTTCGATTTAGGGGGAGCAATCCCCCTAGATCATTTTTTTTAAAATTATGGCAACAA